TTCGTTAGTGGCTGCGGGTGCGGGTGCGGCGGCTGGCCGTAAAACTTTAGGCAAAGTTAAGCCTAAAAAGCCAAAGGGCATGGCTAAGGGCGGCAAGGTCGCCAAGATGGCTGGCGGCGGCATGATGAAGAAGAAGGGTTACGCCAAGGGCGGCAAGGTCGGTATGAAGAAGAAGGGCTATGCCAAAGGCGGTAAGGTCGCCAAGATGGCTGGCGGCGGCATGATGAAGAAGAAGGGTTATGCCAAGGGCGGCAAGGTAAAGTAACTTGCCATATCTCCAAAGTAATATTCCGCACTTTAAGTGTTGGGTGCGGAAGGAGTACACCTGTAATCATTTGAATTACCACGGTGAGTTTATTCACGCCATGGCTATTGCAGTGACAACCATGCCTAGTCGTTGCCTGAGTTTTCAGATGATATTTACAGGCTGTGAGGCCGACGGAACGGATCAACCCAATGTTCACGGGGGTGCGATGTGGGCAAGAATGCCTATAACCGCCCTCGTTGGAGACACGCCCCTTGAAGAATGGCCGGAACCTATGCCCGTCCATTTGGCTCAACCTTGGGACTGCATGTCCCATACACACGCGGTTTATCGTTTAGACCGGGCTCACCCATGCCCGTGGATTGCTAAGATAGGTCCTGAGTTTTACCCAGCTAAATACTATTTTACCGTGGACTATACCGAGAGCGAAATTGCGGATGATCCTGCACAGCACAAGCAAAGCCACGTTTTAGAGCTTTTGGATGCCGGTCCTTATACGGGGAACATCGTTGCTCTGCCCAACAACCGAGTGCGAGTAACACACCCTGCTTGGTTTGAAACAGGGGATGGTCCACCTGACTTTCTACCGTCTCAACACATACACTATTCAAAATCGGATTTAGACTATACCATGGACGTAAATCAGATTTTTGATAATCTGTATGCGGAGAAAAAGTGATGGCAACTTCGGGTAGCACAAATTTTGAGTTAGACGTTGCTGATTATGTCGAAGAGGCTTTTGAGCGATGCGGGCTTGAGGTTCGCACGGGTTACGACCTCAGAACAGCGCGGCGGTCTTTAAATCTGATGTTGGCCGAGTGGGCCAATCGTGGTTTAAATCAATGGACTATTACAGAGCGCACACAAACTGTTACGGAGGGCACCTCTGCTTATTCGTTGGGAACTGATGTGATTGACATCTTGTCTGCTGTTGTTCGCCGTAGCAGCACAGACTTTGCGCTGGAGCGTATCAGTCGGGATGCTTATCAGAATATTCCTACAAAAACTACAAAAGGTCGTCCTGCTCAGTTTTTCTTAGATCGACAGATCACTCCTTCTTTGAAATTATGGCCTACTCCCGAAAATAGCACGGATGTCATTCATTACAACGCTTTGACCCGTATGGATGATGCAGATTCTGTCACTAATACTGTAGAGGTCCCTTTTCGTTTCTATCCCTGTCTTGCCGCAGGATTAGCTTACTATATCTCTATGAAGCGAGCTCCAGACCGTATTCAGCTCTTGAAAGCGGTGTATGAAGAAGAGTTTGAGCGGGCCATGACGGAAGACCGAGATCGGGCATCCTATAATGTCGTGCCAAACTATCAGTATTTCAGGGTGAACTGATGTCTAGGTTTGCTACGGGGAAAAACTCTTATGCCATTTCTGATCGATCTGGGTTGCGGTATCGGTATCGTGACATGCGTCGGGAGTGGAACGGGCTTCTCGTAGGTAAAGATGAATATGAGCCCAAACATTCCCAGCTTGGGCCTTTTCGTGTTAGAGCAGATGCGGAAGCTCTTGCTGATGCTCGCCCAGATAGGACGGAGCCCGCATTAGAAAGAATTTTGCCGAGGGACTCTTTTACCTCTGGATCTTTGGGCAGTGCAGTCATTACGGTGAGGGAAGTCAGCCATGGTCGGACCACGGGCGATATTGTTCGTTTTAAGAAAGCAAATGGGTTTGATGGGTTTACAAGCACTGTTCTTCAAAAAAGTTCAGGCTATCCGATCACAGTTACAGACGCTGACAACTACACGTTTACGGCCTCCTCCGGCACAGCCGCCACGGGTGGTCAACGCGGGGGAGGTGAAAATGCAACTGTCGGGGCAGAAACAGCAGGATCCTTAGCAACGAGATTTGATTCATCCAGCATTACGCTGGATTCAAGCACCAAAACTTTTGACGAGGGTTAAATGGCAAAGCAAACAGTAGGGATAGGGTCAAGCGCTAACGACGGCTCTGGAGACACTCTCCGTGCTGGCGCTGACAAGATAAACGATAATTTTAACGAAATTTACGCTGCGTTAGGAAATAGTAGCAGCGTCCTTACCGATATCATAGATGCTAATGGTCTCTTTGATGTTAGCTCTGGCGCAAACAAAATTGTTTTCTACTACGCAGCTTTCAGTGATTTGCCTAGTGCTTCAACATACCACGGAGCTATTGCTCATGTTCATGCGCTCGGAGCGATGTATTTTGCCCACGGCGGAGCTTGGCTACGTTTAAGTGACGAAGTAAGCGGCCCCATAACCAAATACACAACCACAGCAGCTACGGGTTCTGCCTACACTTTTTCTGGCCCGGGTGCTACCGCTGGTAATAATCCTAACTTTACCTTTTACAAAGGTCATACATATTTAATCGACAACTCGTCTTACGTTAGCAGTCATCCACTGCAAATCAGGACATCTAATGGTGGATCTGCTTTTACAACTGGTGTGACAGAAAATTATAACTCCACCACTGGCTTGACGCAGTTTATCGTTCCGCATGAGCCAAGCGACACATCTCTTGTTTATCAATGTACCAACCACTCCGGTATGGTTGGGAACATAACTATAGTGTAGGAAAATTAGATGGCTTACACCTTTGCACAATTAAAAACCGCCATACAAGAGTACACGGATAATACTGAAACTACTTTCGTGTCGAATTTAGATGACTTCATTCGTGCCGCCGAGGACCGACTGTTTTATCTAGTTGATTTAGAATATTTTCGTAAGAATGCACAAAGTGCGCTAACAGTAAACGATCCTTTTTTAGCGTTACCTTCAGATTTTTTAGCGTCCTTTTCTTTGTCGGTTACAAACAGCAACAACAAAGAATTTCTGCTTCAGAAAGATGTCAACTTTATTCAGGAGTTTAATCCTAATTCTGCTACGACGGGAACGCCAAGATATTATGCTCGTTTTGATATTAATAATATGATTTTAGGTCCAACGCCGGATGCTAATTACGTCTGTGAGTTTCATTATTTTTATAGACCCGCATCACTCACTGCGGGAGCAGATAGCGGCACGACATGGCTAAGCACTAACGCTCCTAACGCCCTGCTTTACGGATCGCTATACGAAGCGTATATTTACATGAAAGGTGAACCCGATATAATTCAGCTTTACGAAAAACAGTTTGCTGAAGCGGTAAGCCGATTTAAAGATCTTGGAGAAGCTAGAGAAAATAGCGACTCTTACCGTAGGGGCTTGCCAGACCGCCCCCGTACATAAGGAGACGAAACAATGGCAACGACTAATGCAGCAACCAGTTTTTTGGAAAACAGGCTTCTTAGCTATATTTTCAAAAACGACGCCGCTTCTTTTAGCTCACCGGGCGACAACATTTATGTTGGGCTGGCGACGGCGGTATCTAATTTCAACGATGGCACTGGTACAACATCCACTGGTGAGTCCGGAACCCCGTCAATCACTGAAGCTACATTTGGTGATTATGGTCGCAAGAATGTAACCGCAGCTAATTGGGATATAACGGCAGACACAGCCGACACGCAGAAAATCACAAATGGTGCGGACATAAACTTTGACGCCTCTACTGGCACAGACAACACAATCACGCATGTTTTCATTACAACTGCTTCAGGTACGACGGCTCTAGATACGTTGGGATCTGGCGGCAATGTTCTGTTTATCGGTGAGCTTGATGTTCACAAGACGATCCAAACAGGTGATATCTTCCGTATAAATCAAGGAAATCTTAGCATTGAGTTGAAGTAAGATGGCTATCACGACGGCTCTATGTAACAGCTTCAAGAAAGAACTCTTGGAGGAAGGTCACAATCTTGCCAGCGATACTATAAAGGTCGCGTTGATAAAGACCAGTGAGTCTGGGACTTATAACGCGACCACAACGAACTATTCAAACATAACGGACAATAGCGATGAAGCGTCTGGCTCAAACTATTCCGCCGGGGGAGAAACTTTAGGAACGGCCACTGTTACTTTAGATCAAACTGGCAATCGTGCGTATGTGGATTTCCCAGATCGAACATTTTCAAATGTGACTACATCGGCACAGGGCTGTCTTATCTACAACTCAACAAACGGCAATAAAGCTATAGCTGTTATAGCTTTTGGTGGGTCTGGCGTTTCAGCTTCGTCTGGCGACCTTACAATTCAGTTTCCAGCAGTAGGGACAAATGGTGCTAACGCTATAATCCGTATCGAATAGGTGGAGATATTCAATGGCACTTGTTCTGAAGGACAGAGTTAAAGAAACCACGGACACTACAGGAACCAGTGATGCGTATGCCCTTGGGGGCGCTGCAACTGGGTTTCAGACGTTTACCTCTGTCTTGAGCAATGCAGATACTACATATTATTGCTGTACCGACGGCACCAGCTTTGAGGTTGGTTTGGGTACTTTTGCTTCGTCTGGCCCAACTTTAGCCCGTACAACTATTTTAGAGTCAAGCAACAGTAATAATCCTGTAGATTGGGGTTCGGGAACACGCGATATATTTATTACGCAGCCAGCAGAGAAGGCGGTGTTCCTAAATGCGGATGGTCACATCGACGGTGATTTAACAGTTGTATCAACAGATGCTGGTGCAAGTGAGGCACCGGCGCTTTCGCTTTATCGTAACAGCGCATCACCGGCAACCGATGACGATACTGGAGCCGTTATATTTAACGGGGAAAATTCTGCTGATGAAAAAATACAATATGCACGCCTTGACTCAAGGATAGGTGACGCAACAGACGGGGCAGAATACGGTCGTTTTGGCATAGATGTGATGACAAATGGCTCATCAACAAGCTACTATTTAGCTTCTTATAGTCTCAATCAATTTTATAAAGAGATATATCTTGGCATCAATGTAGGTATTACGTTTGAGGGTAGTGCATATAACGACTATGAAACCCAAATAACCGCCACTAACCCAACCGATGACCGCACCATTACCCTGCCGGATGCTACTGGCACAGTAGCGGTAGACGAGTCAACGGGAATGACTCTCAATAATGGCGTGATTGCCTTAAAGAACGGCGGCGCACAGTCAGAACTACGCCTCTACTGCGAAAGTGGCAACCAGCATTACTCCGCCCTAAAAGCTGCAACCCATGCGGATTTATTAGGCT